AGTTCTCTTAACAGGGTCCACCACACACTTAGTCAAATATTCGTCATCCATAGGCTGATGCATCCCAGTAGCACCTCCAAATATAGCACAGGTCAACATAGAAGTCAACCCGTTGTTGTATTTGGATAATCGTGGTCTGCTTCAGGACGGTCTTCCCATGTCTCTCCAGTATACTCAACTATTAATGGTTTAACATCCTTTCTCTCTGCATAGATGTGATAGAAACAATCAATTGGCATCCCACCTTTTGACTGTAGATATACTTTCTCATCATCCCATCTCTTCACAATAATATCTTGATGAGCACCAACAGGTTGAAGTTGAACACTAATACTATTAATATGTACTAAATCTTTCCAATAAGAAGGAAATATAATCTCTTTTGAATTTCTACAACGTCCACGATAAAAAACTGAAACCTCAGGACCCTCAATACATGCATGAGCAAGACGCATCCCTGGCGTAGAAGGATGCTCCATATCAAAAAGTTTTGGTTTAGAGTCTGCTGTTCTATGTCTTGCTTCTAATCTACCTGTAGAAAGACAATCAACAGTACCACTCACATACATATTACCCTTAATATAAACCGCATCTCCTGATCCAGTTACCAATAAAGAATGTTTAGCAGAAGGACAATCAGGATCATCATTAGAAAGAGGTCCTACCATCAAAGTGGCTTCTGTTGATGAATAAGTATCAGGTGGACCAACAACCACTGGACCTTCAAGAGCTGCTGATCCATTTATTTTCTTTCTACCTTCCCTAATCGCAGGATAAACACCAGTACCAACATGAAGTTGTCCACCAATATTTACATCATCCAAATTAAATGACATTCTTTAATCCTCCTAATCCCTAAAAATGTTAATGGCGGTAAGTATATTATTTAACCGCTGTACTAATTGCCCACCAACTTTAGAATCTTTATAGAAGGTGGCAGCAGTAAAACCTTTAATGGCTGCCCCATAGATGGTTAAAGGACCACACGTACTGATTTCACCATATCCTACAGAAGAAATTCTATACAAAAAACTTGAACTAACTAAAAATTTCTTACTCTTAATACTAACACTTTCAGTGGCATCCATAATAATATTACCATTACTCCCTTTGCCATCAACAGCAATCATTTCAATATCATTAGCTTGTAATCTAATCTTTCCATTGCTAGCAATAATAGTAATGTTACCATTATCTGCAATTATACTGCAAGTATCTTCTGCAGGACTTATAATTTGCCCAGAAGTATCTGTTCCAGTTCTAACTGAAAACTTACCCGGACTAGTTGCCGTAGTGCATCCCCTACGAACACCATCATTATCTAAAGTAAGTTGATGACGACCATCCTTTGCTTGAAGTTGTACTCCAGCAGTGACCTGTGCATTCCTATCAATCCTACCAAAATACATTCCACCATGGTCATTACCATAACCCGTGGCAGTATAATTCATCTTGGCATTTTCATTCTTGCCTGCGGGTGTCTTACTGGTTTCTTGGGGTATCCTAGGTTCGTCTGCCATTCTTTCTTAACTATTTAAGTGAGATTCTCAGGAGTTCCTGGAATATTAAGTCTAGGATCATTACTAGTAACATCACTACCCTGTCTCTGGATCGCAGATGGAGGTGTAGTAACTGTAGCATCGATGCTTTCCTGTAGTGTATCATATATCTGGATAGGTTGTCCAGCAGTTGCATACCAACCAGCATACTTGATACCATTCTCATAGTAAACCGCACCGTAGTATGGTTTACCATTGTAGTATCCAGTTTGTTTGATGCCAGCCAAATCTGTTACCTGAATAATATCCTCAGGAGGAAGTATGTCTGGTGGAACAACTACAAATTCAAACTCAGGTATAAGACGAGTCCCTAATCCTGTTGGCGTATCAATCCAAATCTGCGGAACAGATGGAACTGGTGTGAGTTGGGGTGGAGGAGTCACTATAACATCAACTACTCGTCCAAAATTATCACAAACTGGTTTAAATTTATACCCCAAATCAGGCTCCATTATAATCTTATCCGTTGAACAATCATTATTAATACCTGGTTGCTCAACCTTCACCTTCTTGATAACCGGAACTACTGGATATTGTGGATCATCAGGTCCAGGACCCTCATCCTCAAAACCAGTACCAGGATCATTAATTTCTACCTCAGTCACAACACCCTTTCCACCCACTTCTTTAGGGCAAGGTGGAGGAACAAGAATACCAGAGACTCCCATAGGATTTTTTGTCCAGGATTTTCCCTTATCAACGGCAACACTTACATCCTTTCTAATCTCTAGTACTACACCAGCAGGATTACTTCTAAACACATCATCATTAGGACTACCAACTTCAAGTCCTTGATGATGAGTATTGATTAATCTAATCTTAACATCATATCTACCAGGTGTTCCAATGTTAATCTTATCATAACTCTTATCACTACTTAATGTATAATTCTCATCCGCAAATAATAATTGCTCACCATTAATATATAATTCTGCTTTATTATCTGCAGCAAAAAGAATATCATACTGACCCTTAAGAGGGAAATCAACATTCTTCCACTCTAAAACTTTCGTTCCTACATTATCAGGAGTAGGTTTATCTAAATCTGTATCAACATTAGCAGGAGAAACCCCAAACTTATTCATCACCTTACCCCATCTCTTATCCGTATAATGGAAAAGGTTGGGACCACTATAAGAAACCTCTCCTTTCTTTTGTTTAATTATCTTTGTCTCATTTGCTGGTGGTCCAGATACTACCTCAACATAACTATCACCACCATTCTCTCCACCTTTAACATTCTTACCCTGTCCTCCTTTACCAACAACAATTTTTAATTTCCGACCTGCTTCAATTTCCTCCGTCACATAAGCATAAGCACCACCACTACCACCACTTCCCTGCCTATCTCCGTCAGTATCTTTAAATCCACTTCCACCACCACCAATACAAACTATCGTTACACTATTCTTCTGTTTAGATTCTCCCGGAACTGTTACATTATAAACTCCTGGAGAAGTCCATTGCTGAGACTTGGAAGTAAGTCCCCACGTAATTTTTACACCACCACTTCCACCATGTCCTCCTCTACCACTAGAATTTTTTCTAACAGCACCACCACCGCCACCACCCATAGCAACTCCATCACCACCTGAAGAATATGTATTATTAGAATCTTTAGTTACTGTCTGCTCAATAGATCCTACTTGAGTTCCTTGGAAATTAACACCAAATCCACCAGGACCACCCTTATATCTCCCACTCCCCATAGAATCTATTTGACTATGACTTAAAGTATTAATACTATGACCACCATTTCTTAATCCAGCACCACCACCACGTCCACCATGATGCTTACCATACATGTTATCATCACCACCTGGTCCACCAGAACCACCCTTACCTACAATAACTTTACCGCCAACTAACTGTTCACTATTATCTGTTCCTCCTTTACCACCACCAGCATGGCATACAATTCCTGTTGCCGATGGAGCAGGTGCAGTAGGAGGTGTTCTTCTCCAATCTCTAGCACTGAAAATTTTCTTACTTACATCCTTATACGTAACAAAACTATAATTTTCTACTTCAATTCTTAAAGTCTTTAACCCAGCAGTTAAGAAAAACTTAGAACTACCCCTTATTTTATTCTTTCTTCTAGAAAGATCTAACTTTAAATCATCATCAATATAATACCTTGCTATATCATCCACCTCACCTTTAAGTTGATAGTATCCATCATAAGGAACATCTATCTTCCATGTGTTAGTAAATACTTTTCCTCCATGAGCAGTTCCAGGAGTATTTAAAGGTAAGACAGGCGAAACAGCATATCGATTAAGAAACTCACTCCAACCCTTACCAGTGTGCTTATGTCTCTTAGCCATCTCAGCATCCATTCTCACTGGATACCATTGTCCTCCAGAAACTACCTTACTACCTCCACTACTCCCACTACTATTTCCACTACCATCATCTATAACTCCAGCAATATCCGCCTGATGTCCCAATATTCCTTTACGAATAGCACTAGAAGACTTACCTGTACCTATCCAATCATCAACTTCCTTCTCACTAGCTACTCTATTCCAACGTTGTTTATACCAGTCCTTAATATTACTACGAAGTCCACCATCAAAACTAGAAGCACCACCACTTGCACCACTACGTGCACCACCAGAAGTAGGAAATCTAGTAGTCCACATAGGATTGTTAGGACATCTCCCCTTTGCCTTAGGAATTTCTTCTACTGGAACAGGAGGGAGGGGTGCCTTAATTGTAAAAGCAACACCCATAGGATTCTCTTGCCAAGACTTAGCAGATACTACAGTCTTAGTAGCATAAGCAACCTCAACATCAACAGCCAGAACCATAGGGTTAATACCCTTAATAGTTTCTTCTAATTTAAACTTACATTGATTACCCTTTACACTATAAAATTGACCTTCAGTTACTGTACATACAATGTCTTGCCAATCACCATCTCTCCACTCTTCCATCTCCAATCTTCTACCATTATCCCTTACACGTACTCTTACATTAGAACTTTGCTCACTAGTACATATCACATCATATTCTTTTCCAACCTCAACATTCTTCATAAAGTTTTGATTTAATTGAGGACCCTTCAACTGTTTCCCTACCGAAAATAATCCAGGAATAGTAATCTTATTAGCAAAATCAGCAGCACTGGTAACTTTAAAGGAAACTTCTTTGTCCTTTACTGTCTTACCTCCTTCTTGTCTAAAACCAAACCTACCCCCTGGTATCTGTTCTAAACCAGCATCAAGTGTATAGTTTCCTTTCTTAAAGAACCTAGTGTAAGTACTGGTACCAGTAGGAAGACTCGCCTGTCCATTAATAAAACCTTCCTTCCTGATGCTTACATCTCCACCGGGACCATGGAACCTAAGATTTACACTATCATCAACAGCAACTTTGATAATATAATTTCCATCAATCGGGAAATTAATATTCCTCCATTTGATCTCATGTGTTCCTGCATAAGGATTGGTATCTAATTCTTTAGTAGTATCAAAAGGACAAACACCAGCAGTATTTACAAACCCACCTCTACCATAGACATTAGTTCTCCATAACTGTCGGTTCGCTTTACCCATCCAGTCAACAGTATTGAAAACCTTCTGTACTTTTATTCCTGCTGCTGGTGAAGTCTTAGGTTTAGCAGGAGGTTTTAATCTTTTCTTCTCTGGTGTTACAGAATTTACTCTAAGATTAATGCTTGCATTGCGATCAAACCCACCTTGAATATCATCATCTAGTTCTATTCTTGTATCTGCAATCCCCTTTGCAGATATACCTTCTCTCTTAAAAAGTGATGCACTATCATGTCCTGAAACAGTAGAAGAAACAATACGAGCACCAGCACCTCCAGATTGGCCGATTATTTGTATTGGATAACGACCAGCAGGAAACTTAGCAGTTCCAGTTAAAGTCTCTCTCCTTCTACCTTTAGTTCTTGTTAAAATAATATCACCACATCTCATCTCTCTCACAGATAAACCTGATGTGCTCCACTTATCATTAGTATCCAGTAACAAAGTACATTCCGCAGTACCAGCACCACTAACTACCAATGTAAGATCACTTATACTACTCCCTTCAAACTTTGCTGTAGCAGTGGATACATCTTCATATTCAACATCAACACTATCTTTTTGAGGAGGTTCCTGTATCGTAACATCTTTATATTGTAAGGTATTAAGAAGATCTATTCTCATCTTATGAACCTTTCCTTTCGTATCACTATCTTCCCAATCAAAATGCTTCTTAAGAATAGAAGGTTTATCTTTCCACTTAGCAATCTTTGGCATCAATTGCTGACCATCCAAATAAAATGATGCTTCATTATCACACTGAGCTTTAAAGGTATACTCACCTGGATAAGGGAACTCTTCTTCCCATTCCATAGTAAATAACATCCCTGCAAAATCACTACCTGGTGCATTAGACATAGGTACTGGTGATATTGCATGATCATTCATAAAACTACGTGCTATATCAGTTGGCTTACCCTTCTGAGAAGATGAAACCGCACCCTGAGTTCCTGGAATGGTTAATTTATAAGTTAAATCATAAGTACTATGACCACTCACCTTTCTTACATTGCTTGACTTAAATATACCAGTCTTAGCTTGTATCTGTAGATCGTCATTATCATTACCACTTTTAGCCAAGTCAGCAAAAATAGAAGAAGAAGTTCCTAGTCCCTTTTCTACTCCTCTAGTTCCAAAATTCTTTAAAAGAAGTCCTTGCTCAGTTCCCTTCTTTTTATATGACCCCTGAGATGTTACTTTATAATCAACATTAGGTTTTATCTGTTTAGTTATGGACCTTGGTTCTCCACCATCAGTATAATCATCTGCCTTTACTACGAAGGTATGAGAGCCACCTACTTCAGTAAAAGTAAACTGCAATCCCTTTCCCTTTCCACCTTCAGTATAAATGTCAAATACTACGTCTTCAAAAGCACCTGGTAACTTTGTGACAGTACCATGAGTTAATTGACTACCACCCCATGCCCAATGATATACAGGATATACAGTTCTATTAGGGTTAAAGTTTAATTTCTTTTGCCTCTTAACAAATCCTTCTTCATTATCAGAGACAACACTAAGAGGAGCTTCCTTTCTTGTAAACCACCAAGGGTCAGTTAAAGCAGCAAGATACTCTTGAAACTGTATTATCTGTCTCTTAATAGGATCCTTTTCATCATTCACATAGATTGATGGATCCCAAGGACCTAGATCTTTTCCATCAGGAGAATACCGTTGTCCATAACCTACATCATTTTTCTTACTGTTTGCTTCACATAAATTTTTAATATCAGGTGGAAAATACTCCTCAAATTCTTCTTCAGCATCATAAACTTCTTTTACTATAGCAGTCTGTCCCAATCCAGCTATAGCAACTACCCCACCACCTTTCTGACCCCCACCATCCTTTATCTTAACAATAGGAGGATACTTATATCCATGTCCACCTGATATTAGATGGACACCTAATATACCACCATCCTTACCCACTACAGCATTTCCTTTAACACCTACACCACCTCCTCCAAAGAACTCTACTCTTGGAGTACCATAAGGTTTCTTTAAATTAATTCCATCACACTGATTTTCTGGTTCTGCAGGAATAAAAACATCTGCTGGTTGTAACTTATTAACCTCATTAATATTTTTATATTCAATCCTTTTCCTATTCCTTATAATAAAGGTAGTGCCAGGATTTAATTCAGCATATCTATTAGCATCACAGACATCAACACCTTCCACATAGCCTCTATCGGTAGAAATATATCCTACCCTAATATCACTCTTTGATGGTGGCCCAAATAGATTAAATCCCATAGGTATATTTATTAGGCTTGATATAAATCAGAAGCAGCATCAAGAGCTTGTTGACCCTTTTCAGTAGCAATATCTGTTACCTTCTCTATTACTTTATCATTTAAAAGATCAATCATTCCCTGATCTTTAGATGGTTCAGCGAATGGAATCTTAGTAGTAGGAGGAGGTGGGACCTCCATCTGAGCAATTTGACCAATCGCCGCAGGGCTAGGAGTAGTTTTCTCTGTTTGAGCACCAGATCCTTCTGCCATAGTATAAAAATCAGATGCAGCAAGTTCAGGTGGCATCTCAAAAGAAAGAACGTTTGCTGGTAGATTTTCAAACGCGAGGGCAGATTCTACACTACCTTGCATATCAGGAAGTTTCATCTGAATATTACCCAAGGAATCAGTAAGTCCCGCAAGTTGTGAAGACATATCACCTAAGAACATATTCATCTTATTCAACATATTATCATTTGCATCATTAATCTTATCACGTTGAAGTGCAATTGTTTTTCCTATAAGTTCTTCAGAACTACAAATAGCAACCTCAGGATAAGTTTTTTTTGAATCTGGAGGTAAAGACTTTGCCATTTCCCGCGCTTCTTTTTCCTTATTTGCAAGATCTAATGCTTGATTTAATATACCCTTCACTGAATCCTCAAGTCCATTAGTAATTTCTAAATATTCTTCTTGCAATTTATTAGCAAATCCTTCTTGAACATCAGCATACTGAAATCTACTTGCTGCTGGCATCTCAGCCATAGTTGCTGCTGCCTCAGAAAACATTGACTTCAAACTAAACTCTGCCAACTTATCAACAGAAATTTTATTAAACTTAGCAAGATGTTTACTAGTTAAATCAACTTCCTTTTGCATATCAGGAATTTTATTTGCTACTGCTGTAGTATAATCTGTCAAACTTTTAAGATGTCTTTCCGCTTTAGAAGAAAGATTCTCAAGTTCAGTTTGAACTCCTTTCTCTGCTGACTCTACAATATGACCTGGTTTAAGCATAACAGTTTTATGCTGATAGAGTTCATCTTTTATCACACTTGAAGCAGGTTTTAAATTAGGAGCAGTTCCACCTGATTCCAGAGCCACTCCTGGTTCTGCTTGTGCTAAAGGAGAATTTGCTTTCTTACATCTCGCTGCCTTACCAGCAAGAACACCTTCCTTAACCTTATCCTCTAAATCTTGTCCACTTAAACCTGCTGCTTCTCCTTCTGCTCTTGCACTTGCAGCATCTTTTTGTTGAGCAGAATTTAATGGACGATCAGATCTCAATCCATACTTATTAAGAAGAACACCAGGAGGAACCTCAGCACACTCTTTCTCTAACTCTTCACTCTTAGGTTTCTCTATACCAACATCATCATCAGGAGGCCATGACCTTCCCTGTAATCTTGATGGATCATTACTCCGTGCATACCCACTAACGCCAGAGAAATTGTCTTCAGTAGTTCCTACTGATGTAGATAATTTCGTTTGAGGATTGTTCCCCAAGATTCCCATAATGACAGGAACCTGTTGGTCAGGTCCATCCATAAAGAATCCAAAGACAAAGTTACCCTGACGGATTTGTGGTGACTGAAAAGCATTAGCAGCACCACTACCCGCTGTAACAGGGTATAATATAGTAGCCCAAGGAAGTTGATCAGAAGGAATCGTTTCCTCATCCTTATCATGAACCCCAAGAATCCTTACCTTATATCTACGACCCCATCCAAGTTGATGATCCCTCTCTGAATAAACACCAGGCTCAATATTCTCTCTCCAAGTAGCATCATCAGGTATCTGACCTACCCACCAGAGAAATTGTCCTCCTAGAAATCCAGGATCAAATAGGGCTCCTCCTTCCATTTACTCGTCGTATACTCTACACTCTTCTGCATCGGGATGATTATCACAGTAGACTTCTAGATGCTTATCTTGATGTCTAGTATGCCAATCGTTGATGCCAGTCTCTGGTTCATCATCCTTATGATATTCCTCATAATAAGCATGAGCACTCTCTAAGTCTGCCTTAGTGTACTCCATCTTACCATGATTAATATGTTCCTTGCCATCTTTAGGATCAAGGTAAACTTCGTGATCTAAATCGTGTTTAATGTCGGTCATACTTACCCCTCGGTTGGTGTGCCCTTTCTTTCAGTAGAATCTCTAATGAGATTCATTTTAGTATAGGTTTCTTTACTTGTAGTGTAGTGACAGATGTCAGCTATAATATATAGACCTCCATCCTTCTCGTCCATACTATCTTTTTTCTCATCCCCGGTCAATTGAGGACCATCAAAAAAGATACTATCACCAGCATGTAAAGAAAAGTCTCCTGGTATAGTAACACTTATTTTAGTAGAGAACAACTGATTATATCTCATTGATGATTGGTTCAAGATATTTGCAATCTCAAAGTTCTCATCCGTCTGAGACTTTTGTAGTTGGTCTTTAGTACCTTCTGACCATTTCTTAGGATCCTTCTTTCCATCTGCTATTAGGTTCCCACTATCTATAAACATATATTGAGTCCTAGAGAATTCTTTAGAAGCACTTATCTCTCCTTTTCCACTAGAATTTTTAGTAGCAGCACCTGGAGGCATAGTAAATTCTTTATTCATAACAGGAAGTTTTTCTCCTGCTAATTTTAAATTATCTTGAGATCCCTTTTCAGTTTTAGATCCATATGCATCAGGAGTAATAACAGAATAAACTAAATTAAAAGGATTAAATGTAATAGTACGAGTAGAAAATGTACCCATCATTAACTTCTTCTGAATGTCAAGACGATTATCTTTCTCCATTGAGAGTGCTTTAACATCATAACCTTCAGGCATCTTCTTACCAGCATCATCAGGAGTATCATTATAGATAATAGATTTTGTTTTAGGATTCATTTCTTTATCCAACAACCATTCAATAGATCTAAAGTGAAACCCTTTTGCAGTTTCCCATAGGAAATATCCAGCACTGTTACCAAATGCAGGTCCTGGTCCTTTCTTACTGTCCTTTTTATCTTTATCATCTCCACCACCCGGAACTCCTTTCTTAGATAACCAATTCATAGTATAAAAAGGTTTCCAATTATTTCCACAGAAAATATAATCTCCTGTCGTCTCCTCAATAAACAATTCCTTTTCAGTTTTAAGATAATCCTTCTGTATATCTTTTCCTTCCCGCTTATATTCCATCTTGGTCAATATTCCTTTCACATGATCAGATATCTTCCCATCAAATCTAGTATTAATTCTCACCTTTTCATTCATAATAAATTCTTTCGATACCAAATCTAACATCACCAATGACCTAGTACTATCACTCTGTACTGGAACAAATTTATTAACATATAAACTATTCTTCCCCTCCTTCCCAAACTTAACTGTGTTGTCATTATTATCTGTAAATTCTAATTCGACTCTCTCTTGACCTACTATAGGAAGTCCTTCAACCGCACTCACTAACTTCCCATCCTTTTCTATAGTAGAACCAGAATCAGCATAGGTTACCACAACTCTTACCGTATCTTGTAGGATACTTTCATAGTATTCTAGACGCAAAAGACCTCCACGAAGATCCGCTTTCTTCTCTGGCTCCACATTAGAAAAAACATCTAGTTTATTAATTTCTGCTGGAAGAGCACTTCTTATACTGATTGGAGTTGACTTGTCTGCCATTTAATATTACCTCTTATTTCTATTTAACTACCTTTATATAATATCTCATAAGGATCCTTACCACCCCCACCACCAGAAGTAACTAACGGAGCAGTAGCACTACCACCAGTCCCAGATATATCCTCCACTGCAGTCTTCGTAGGTGCAGGAACTGTTACTACTTCAGTTTCATTTTTATCATAAGATGCAGTAGTAGATATAGATTCTATCACTGCCTTAGCACCACCTTGTTCATTAGCAGTCTTTAATTTATTCTCAACAGTAGATTGTGTTGCAAGAGGAGATGCTGATTCACCCTTCAGAGATTGATTCTTATCACCCAATGCATCACTTATCGATACTTCTGTCGCCTCAGATTTATCTGACTTATTCTTTTCACTCAAAGCATTACCCTTACCACCACCAGTTATCCAATTCCATGCCTTACCTGCAGCTCCTGTCACTGCTCCAGTCACATTACCCACAGTCTTCTTCATTCCTTCTATCATTTCTTTCCTTTTTTCCTCTCGTATCCTCTCTTCTTCTGCCTTAACAGAGTCTGTTGTTATTTCTGGAGGTGGTGAGGGTGCTTTTGCTAAACCTTTAGGTGGTGTAGGTTCACCAAATACCCCTGGTAAGAATGACTTAGCAATAAGAGGTGTAAGGAAAGGTAATCCTAGAGGAGTAAGCATTGCCAGATTAGGTATGGCTAATAACTTTCCATTTTCTATATACCTACCCATGCCAGGAATAAATTTAGCAAAGAATCCCATCACCTCCTGCAATCCAGGAAGACCTTTTAGCATATTTAATATACTAAAATCATCACCAAAAGGATTCCAAATTTTAATACCAAGAACACCACCCAGTCCCACCTTCTGCATTATACCAGCAATAATATCTCCTGGTCTAAAATCTGGGATAGGAATTGTAGGGAAGTTGTCAATAACATTAGTCACTCCAGTTTTAACAAAATCAAATACAAACTTTCCTGCCTTAAAGATACCCATAATAGTATCCCTAAGCATCTTCATTGCTGCTTTAGGATCTTTCTTAATAATTAAATGATAGAGTAAGTCACCAACAAATACACCAATAGCCTCACCTAAAAGTGTCCCAACAATAGGAATAGGTATAAAGGTTCCAAGTAATCCACCAATAGCAGCACCGAATGTCTTAAAGAGTGCCTGTCCTAGTGGTTCTCCAGACACTAAAGAAACAATACCAATAATTAAAGGTCCAATAATAGGAACCTTACCAAAGATTTTACTAGCAGCCTTTACAAAAGTTTTGCCAAATAATTTTAAGGCACCTCTCTTCATCAATCCACCAGCACCCTTCTTCATCAAACTACTGGCACCCTTACCAATTCCCTTAAAGAATTGTCTACCACCTCTTCCTATTAATCGTCTAGCACCAACTGATATTCCTCTACCAAGACGACTAAGACCTCTACCAGCTGCTCCTGCTAATCTCCCTGCGGCACCACGAGTTATAAAATTAACTAACTTCCATGCATTAGCAACAATAGACTTAGCAATACTAAAAGCAATCTTTATATTTCTTATAACAGCAGCAACTATTTTCTTACCTATAAACTTCCAGACTAAGAAGGCACTAATTAAGTCCTTCACATTAGTCATAAATGTCTTAAACTTCTCAGCACCTTCTTCACCGAAGATGTTCTTCACCATACTTTCCATTCCATCAACCAGTTTATATCCCCAGTTGATAAAAGTTGCTAGCGCATTAAGAATAAATCCACCAGCATCAATAATCCAATCAGCAATCCTTCCAAGTGTAGGAAGAATCTTCTGAATAGTTGGTATAAAATCAACCAACTTCATCATTACCATACCAAAAACTAATTGTCCAACAAATCCAAAGACACTATCCAACAATCCCTTACCAGGCATCTTGGGCATTTTAAATCCCGATACCATTCCTTTTGCTTTCTCTAACGCACCCTCTGCACCCTTTCTATCTTTCTTCTCATTTCTTTTCCTACTATTCTTTAACTGTTCTTTCTCAAGTACATAGGACCCCTTCAAAAGAGTAGCAACTTGAATAGTAGTAGTCTTTATAGATAACGCTGCTTCCTTTTCTGTTGCAAATTTACTCCCACCACCACCTCCTCCACCAGCAGAAGGAACACCAGGTGCAAGAGTTTGTTGAGGTTGAACTGTCTGTGCGGGTGCTCCAACCTGTGCCTTAGGTTGAGGCTTGCCCATCATTACTCGACCTTCTCTACCTAATAACTTTCCAGCCTTAGTCTTACCGATATTCTTTGCTCTTTCTTTAAGAGCACCCCCAATCATTCCTTTAACTAAAGAACCTCCTAGTCCTAGTGCCATACTCTTATACCATTATCCCCAACGTTCTAATCTTATAAACAGATACCATCATTCCAGCATCAATTTCCGGTAAACTTGGAGTTACATTTTGAGGAAGAGGTGCATCTGCTCCATCTTCTTCATGTTGATGTGCCGATGCCATTGAAGTACCCTTAACAGGAGGTCCAATATTACTTACAGGAGGTGGTGCTGTAACATTTGCAGGTGTAGAACTACTTCCACCATATCTACCACCAGACTCACCACCTTTAAGAGCACCAGCACCAGCACCGCCACCACTACCTAAGTATGAACCTTCAGGAACTCCCTTACCTTTAATCAAACTTACAATAGTAGGTGCTCTACGTGCTACATCTCCATACCATTTACTATTCTCTAATTCTGCACCTGCCAATTCATAATTACCTGCCTTAAATGCAGCAGTAAATTTAGGAAAATCTGTGTGCCAATCAGGACCCATATTAAATGTAAGATCTATCAATGCTGCTTGCTGCTTCTCATCTGCCTTACCATATCCAGGAATCTTTTTAGCAGCATCTGCATGCTCCTTATAATCTTGTTCAAATAATTTTTCTGCCCTTTCTTTAGTAATCGTAGCACCTTCCTGCAGTGCCTGAATATCTGGAGGAGAACCCTTATCAATTAAGTGCCCATAACCAACCGTAAGGAATCCTTTTGAATCTTTATACGCATCCAATCTCAATCCTTCATGCTCCTTCACCATATCTTTAGCGAATTCGTTTCCTCCTCCACCTCCTCCACCACCCATCATCTCAGCAAGACCACCACCCCTCTTATCAAAATCAAATATACCACCCGTCATCCAGTCAGCAGCACCAGCAAGACCTCTCATCAATCCTTGAGGTTTCTTCTGCTCATCATCACCAGGAACAACACCACCACCTCTGAATCCCATCACTCCTTCACCACTCATAGTTGCTGAGTTAGATCCACCACCAGCAGCATTCATTCCTGCTAGAGTACCAGCACCAAACTTATTAACTGCTCCCTTACTCATCACAAACTCACCAGGAGTTAGCATAGCAGGGACTGTATCCTTATCTCCTTTACCAGGAACCTGACCACCCTTATTAAAGTTCTGACCTTCAGGTGCCTTAGGATCAGTCTGAGTGGGAGATACTTCTGGTTGACCTTGCTGACCCTTCTTTATCTGGTCCTCCATCCCCTTATTAGCATTCTCTCCTGCAACCAACAGTTCCTTTTCATTCTGCTTTGAACCACTCTTTAATTCTTTATCAATATCCTTTCCAAATCCAAAGATACTTTTAATAGCATCCTGTATCTTAACAACTCCCCAGATTACTAAGGCAGTTATCCCTGCTATTACTCCTACAGGCCCTAACAATGGAGAAGCAAATGCAATAAGACCTGCTACTATTGCTGGCCACCAATCCTTAATAAATCTGAATATAGATGTTATCTTCTCTGTATTTCCAGGATCAGCAAACCATTCCCATAATTTTATAGCAATCCTTCCAGTAAATATAGTCGTCAGGAATCCCATAACCGTATCCCATAAACTCACAAAAGGTTTAGTTACTGCATCTGCTGCCTTCTTAATAGTACCTTTTACTCCTTCTATTGCACTCTCTTTTAAACTTCTTTTATCTTTCTCATCTTGTTTTCTTTGATTATTAGCAACCTCAGTATCTAATTTATTCTGCTTGTTTAGTGTATCTACAATACCACTCATCGTCGAAGCAATATCACCTAAGATATCCTTCAAACTTCCACCATCACCAGGTAACTTATCACCTACAGTGTCACCTGCATCCTGCTTCTGTTGTTCCTTTGTTATATTTTTTAAAAGAGTAATCTTCCTAGCATTAATTGCTATTGCTTTCTTATTTCCTCTTACAATCTGAGCAAGTTTACCAGTCTTACCTAGCCCACCAAACAAACCTCCACCAACTTTGCCCAACTCACCACCATCCTTTCCCATCAGTTTGGACGGAGATATTTTTTTATCAGTTGTACTTGGCATTAGCTTGGCGTTGATTCTCTTTCATCTGTTCCTCTTCAAGATGTTGTTGAAGAAGACCCACGTAGATGTCTCGTTCCCAAGGCATCAAATTTTCAATCTCTGTTAAGCTATATTTATGGTACTGCATCAACGCAAAATTGAGCCTGAAGTAATTCTCCAGGTTCATATGTACCAGGGCTAGGCGAAAAAAGCCGCTAAACCCTCCAATACTACATCACTCTTCACTTTTGTCTTGGGATTTGTTACTGAAATAGTATGAGATAACTTAGGCATCGTAGTAAAGAATGCTTCAATCTCTTTGAACTGATTGGAATTCATACCTTCAAGAAATTCATTGACTTCTTTCTTAGTACAATCAGCAGTTGCCCATACCTCATCTTCTGTATAAATTTTATCAATGCAAGATGCAATCAATTGGAAAGACTGATCCATCTGATTCTTATCATCAAAATCAAAATTATTCTTAATAAATTCATCCAGTGAAGGATACTTCATCTCCATCATTAAAGTATCATCAAGTTTAATTTTATTAGTATGATTCTCAGGACGTTGAACTTCAATATCATCAAGGTCAATGGTTACAGCAACCTCAGTCTTCTCATCATCAGGACAAATAATATTAACCTCAAGTTCTTCACCAACAGACTTACCCCTAATATTAAGGAACAAGAACTCAATATCAAAGGTTGGTAAAGTTTCTATCTTAATACCCTTAGTAAGAACACAGGCTTTAAGTACTGCTTTAATTGCTGTAGTAATCTGCTTATTATCTTCGCTCTCTAAAGCGATTACTAATAATTTTTCTTCCTTAACTAAGAACGGTCTGTATTGAACCGTTTTTCCTGTTGAAGGTAGTGTCAACTCATACGTCGGAGTCGCAATCTTTGGTAAAGGCATAATATCCTATAGAAAATTTCAGTATGTTTATTTAGAAGAGATTTCTAACAGCTCTTCCAGCAAGTCCAGCACCAATGTTACCTAGTGCAGCACTACCAGTCAATCTATTTACTGCAGAACCAGCTAGATTTGCAGCAGCACCACTCAAGAATCCAGCAGCATTGAATTGAGATTGTTGGAATGGATTATAGATACCACCACCAGGAGAAAGAGGACTTTGATTTCCCTTAAGAACATACCTTATATAAGTCATCTGTACACTACACTTAAGTAAAGAAGATGCCTCATAAGAAACAGGCATAGAAGTTATTGCTAGAGGAAAACTCTTCACAAATTCATATTCTATTTGAGATTTGTGATCTCTTTCAAACTTCCTAACTGTCAATCCAGTAGCAGTATATGTAGTGGGGTATGCAGCTCTATATGAATAATATTCACTAGCCATCTCACTATCACTCTGCTCATTCATTGCGAGAGATATCCACTTCTCAAAAAATTTGATAGGTATATACTTCTCAGCATCGACATAGAAAGTTAAATCAATAGATTGATCAAACTGTCTACGATAAGCATGACGTTCAGTAACTCCTTGATAATCATTTAGTATCTCAATGGTGGCCAATTGAGAACCAGGTAATACAGCTTCAGAACACATCAAGTTTAACTTATCTTGACTTTGACCAAGCCAAGAACGCAAAGGATCAGGAATACCAAGCTCTACCTCAAAATGAGAAGTGAGTGCTGGTCTTAACAGATTCGCTTTGATATTAGAAACTGTTCTTATCGCTGGCATTTATAAATAATATTTACCTTATACTATGTATAATGGATAATGGGAGAAAGTATTAAAAGTCTATTTAAACCCAAGCATCCACGGAAATATCAAGGCAATCCTAATAATATTATCTGTAGAAGCACGTGGGAAAGAAAGTTCTGCAACTACTGTGACCAAAGTGCAAACATTTTAGAGTGGGGTAGTGAAGAATTTTGGATACCCTATCGTGCTCCTGATGGTAAACCTCGTCGATACTTCCCTGATTTTATCATAAAAGTAAAAGAAAGTACAGGTGACCTCAAAACATATGTGATTGAAGTTAAACCTGCCAAGCAAACTAGACCTCCTCTACCACGTAAAAGAGTATCTAAATCCTACCTGTATGAAATGAAAACCTATGCAGTCAACCAAGCAAAATGGAAAGCAGCAAAGGAGTGGTGTGCTGATAGGAGAATTGAATTTAAAATTATTACTGAAAGAGAACTAGGTCTTAGGTCATGACAGACTCTTTCGGATTTCAAGAAGCACTAGACCAGGAGGTTAACCTAGAAAGTAATCCTACTGCACGTGTAGAAGAACTTAAAGCAAGAGTTCTAAAAGAAAATGTGAATGACCCTGAAGATATTATGCTCCTCATCATGGAGATCTTTACCATTCAGGAGATCGTTCCAGAAGCAGGTAAGTTTTATACATTTATATACAATGCTAAGACCCCTAACATTAGTTATGACCAACACCCTTTGATTGCTTGTGTAGAAGTATTCCGATGGGGATTCAGAGGACTTAACTTTCATTGGCAAAACTATAGAAACTATACCTGGGAAGAGTTACCAGGACAACTGCATGTAGTAGAGTTCCAAGAACTAGATGAACTACTTGCATTACAGTATGGAAAATTCATCCTAAATAACTAAAACTTTTGTTGTAAATGTCAGAACCAGTTACTAGCGATATAAGTGTAACAAGAGTAGGAACTTCTGTGAGAAACCGGAAGGATATTTATACTGCCACAAAAGTAACGAAGACACAATCAGATCCTCCAAAATATAAAACAGAAATAGTAAGGTATAGTGATGCTAAAAAATCTAACCCTGTTGTAATAGGAGAAAGAGATTCAAAGACCGGAAAAATATCCTTTAATGATAATGCATCATCAACAGAACAAAAATATACATCACAACTAGGGAAAACATCATCAGGACAAATAAAATCTATATCAAGTAGTGTTACATCTAATGCTGCTGATAAAGCAGCACTGAATGCCTCTGCTGGACAGAGTAATCAAGCACTTGGTTCAGGGGTATCAACTCAACAGCAAGGAGGAAAAAGAGGACAAGGTGGAAGACCTCTAGGTGATACAACACAAAGAGGAGGTGGAGTCAATTCTAGTGCTAATGGTGGTGCTGATAATAAAGCAGCAGAAAAAACACAAATACCACCAGGTAAAGAGAAAACAGGTACAAGAAATGCTGGGTTCCCTCATCTAGTATTCCCAGAAGGTCTCGCATCAGTAGATCGAGATGTACTTAAGATTGATATGCTCCAATATATTGCTAGTGGATTTGGTACGGGACAAGGTGGACTAGGTAGTGGAAAAGGAAGAGACGACCTGTGGACCAAAAAGATGATTGGTAGTGTAACTCTGCCTGTTCCTGGAGGAATCAGTGACACTAATGCAGTTGACTGGGGATCAGGAACTATGAACCCAATACAAGCTGCCGCTGCTAACGCTGCTTTAACAACATTAAAAGAGGGGTTGAAAAAGGGAGCAGATGTAGCAGTTGACACACTAGGAAAAGTAAAAGATGCTGGTCCTGATGTTAAAAAAGGAATTGCTTCTTTGATAGCAGGTTCTGCTACTCAAATAGGAAAGCAGGCACTCCAAAGAGGAGAAGGGATGGTATTAAATCCTAATATGGAAGTCCTCTTCAACGGTCCGATGCTAAGAACTTTTGGTTTCTCATTTAAACTATCACCTCGTAGTCAAAAAGAAGCACAAGAGGTTGTTAAGATTATTAAATTCTTTAAGCAAGGGATGTCCCCTATAAGAACTCAAGCAAACTTCTACCTTAAAGCACCTCATACATTTAGATTAAAATACCTTAATCGTGCTGGTGGTGATCAACAAAAATACTTAAATAAGTTTAAAGAGTGTGCTCTACAAAATGCAACTGTTCAATACACACCAGACGGTAACTACAATACCTTCGTCGATGGTGTAATGACTTCTTATTCTCTACAACTTACATTTGCTGAACTTACACCTGTCTTTAATGATGATTATGGTAACGGCGATTTCGATGCATCAATAGGATTCTAACATGTCAAATTACTTTAGAAAAGTTCCAGACTTTGAATACGTTAGTCGTCTTCCTGATGCTAAGATATCAGATTATATTACAGTAAAAAATCTTTTTAAAAAGAATGAACTAAGACCAGACATCTTTAATGATGCAACAGTCTTTACGGAATATCAAATCAAAGGAGATGATAGACCTGATAATGTTGCCTTTGAACTCTATGAAGATTCAACTTTTGATTGGTTAATTCTTCTATGCAATAATATTATTAACGTCCAAACTGAATGGCCTCTTCTGCAAAATGATTTTGATAGATTCCTTTTAGATAAGTATGGAACTTATGAAGAACTAAATGCAGTTCACCATTATGAAACTAAAGAAATAAAAGATAGTAATGGAGTAATAATAGTTCCTCAAGGACTTCATGTAGCATCCGATTATTCAATTACCTATTGGGATACTACAGTTAGAGGATATGTAGCAGAAACTGATATACCTGAACCAGTTACTAACTATCAATATGAAATGGATATAGAGAATAGAAAAAGAAATATCCGCACATTAAAACCACTATACTTGAGCGTGGTTCGAGATGATATGAAGCAACTCATGACATATAAAAAAGGTGGTAGTCAATATGTGAATACCACCTTAAAGAGAGGAGAAAATATTAAATTATATCAGTAATTATTCCTCAGCAAGTTTCTGGAAATAACTTAGTGCATCATCCTCATCAGCACTAGCAGATGCTACTGGAGCTGCTGCAACTGGTGCTCTGGATTTGAAGTCAGGTGTGTATGTTCCACGACCTTCACTCTCATCTTCTAAAGACTCATCAACTACTCTACGTTGAGCAGGTTTCTGTCCAAGTACATACTTGAGACGCTTCTCCAAGTCATCATAAGACTTGAACTGATCTGCTGCAACTAAGGCAGAAAGAGAATA